GCAATCAAAGAAATTATGAATGTCGAAGCTGTTGACTTGATTGATATTGATGAATACAATGTTGAAGAAGTAATCGACATGGAATTAGAAACTGCTTAACCAACTAAAGGACTATACTATGAACACTACATATATCGTAACTACACAAGGCTTAGAAAACTATGGCGCACATGCTGAGAGTGGTAAATTCTCAGATAACAACCACTATTGGAAGTTTAAGTCTGGTACAGAATATATGGTGACAGGCCTTGACCGTGAACAAGACGCTATGGCGTTTGTAATGGCCATTGGTGCAGAAAATGGTATTGGTTGGAAAGAATACCCTTGTGATATTCAAACACATGAAGATTGGATGAAACAATGGGACATGTCAGATGAGAATGACAAAGAATATTATGAATTTAAAATGAAACACATGGTCAAAGTTGACCCTAACACATATGGTAAGGAGGCCGCATGATTATTAATATAGGCGATAAAATAGAAGATATGAAAGGTAGAGAAGGAGTTATAACTAATATAGGTATTGCAACCGAACCTACAGACATAGCTGCTGAGTTACCAACAAGTCTAAATGCAAAGACATATGATACTTCACTAAATTATACTGGTGCAGTTACATTTGGTTCTAACTGGTGTTACTTCTCACAGATAGATAAAGTATTAGAAAAAAACAATAACGAAGAAGAATCCGCAACAGATTGGATAGATGGTTAATTATGAAATATAATGAAAATAAAATCCTAAATGAAATAGGTGAATATATTAAATCTACTTATGGGCAACATTATGCTCAAGTACAAGAGGGTGTTCAGGTGCAAGACTTGTTACGCTCTGCTGGTATTGATAAAGATTTTTGTCAAGCCAATGCAATCAAGTATCTTGCAAGGTTCGGCAAAAAGAATGGTCGTAACCGTGCTGACCTTTTAAAGGCTGCTCATTACATTGTTCTATTAATGGACAGTGAAGATAACACTAACTCTAAGGAGAAATAATGATTGACATTTTAGAGAAGATTGAACAACTCAAATCTATCGCCAAAATGGTCGATGATGGTACACCTAGATATCAGATTGTAGATAAGTGTAATGAAATCATCAATGAAGACCAGAAAAAGGTAGATGAATTTGAGAAATGGGCTGATGAGGAGAGCAAAAAAGAAGTTGTCCTCCAAGATGTCTCCGGTGAAGCATTTGGCTTGGATCCGTGGGAAACGACAGATTTAGCGAAAAGTGTCAAAAATTGAGGCGCCAGGATGCGCCAGGAGACGCTTTAAGAGCTGCTCGAAGGTCGGACTATGGTCGAAAAACCACTAAAAATCACGCTTTTTTTAGGCTTGCCATTATCCACCAACTAGTATAGGATATACGAATATTAACACTAACAAAAAGGACATATGACTACAAATACATTTAAATACGATAAAGAAAGCATCTTTGCAGAATTCAACGATGCAAAAACTAAAGATACCAAATTAGGTAAAGGTGATGACAACAAAGTACACACCAACAGAATTAAGTTTCTAAGAGATATGATTGACTTAGAAGCTAAAATGCCAGAAGTCTTTAGTTATGTAAACATTAACTTCAAAAACTTATTGAATGTTTATCTAACTCAGGATCCAAGGCTCACTTTCTACATGAAAGTCTTTGGTAAATCTCCAGATGAAATGGCGGCTGAACAGGCATATGACGGTTAATTATGGCAATTATTTACACTAATACATCAAGTGGCTCACTGAGGCGGAACAGGAAGAAAGCAAAGAACCTGTCCGCCAACCAGTTGGCACAATACAAAGAAGACCTAAGACTTCATAATAAACATATGAAGAAGATACATCTACACGACAAACAAATGAATTTAGAAGACTATATCAAATATAGACACGGTATGTTAAAAATCAAAACTAGAAGTATGCCATTGAAATCGGTACCATATACTAGAGAAACACCAAATTATCCAAGTTTATCAAATTCTACCAACTTAGGTGGTGGTACGATTGACTACAAAGAACAACAAGAACGAATTGAAGTATCTAAACAATACTCAATTGTTCCAGCATATAACAAAGGTCCTTACATGGTAGTCGGTAAAGAAGACCTTAAAACAGCAGGGAGAAAAGTATGAAGCTAATTGATATGATATCAATAGGAATTATTGCCTTAGCATTTATGTTTATCACAGGTGTTGCTAAAGCAAATCCAGTAACAGATTGGTTTAAAACTGAATGGGTAAAAACAGTTGAATTCCAAAAGGCTAGTTTTTCAGATGCAAAAGAACAAACTGAAAATACAAAGTTAAAATTACAAGACCTATGGTCTAAGGTAAAAGAAAATGTTACACAAGATTAGTCAGTTTTGTGATAAGATTGACACTATAAAAAAGTGTGCAGATGATTTAAGGGTCTTGAAATATCAGACCCCCAAATCAGCCGACAGAGATTTAAATGTACAAAATTTAATTGAAACAATACAGGCAGATTGTTTACTTGTGGCCAACGATAAAGGAGATTATGCTAAAGAAAACTATGATTATTCTGGTGTTGACCATGGCTTTGACCACGGCCTGTACGACAGTGAAAAAAAATGAAAAAAAGAAATATAATCCGACATTTAGTATTATTAGGACTATTATTACCGGTACTCGCTAGTTGTAGTGCCAGTAGAAGTCAAATAGGTGCAGTTGCAGGTGGCACAAGTGGTGTTGCAGGTTGTGTATCAGTAGGGGTATCAGACCCATATGTAACTGGTGCATGTGCCTTGATTGGTGCTTTCGCAGGTGCTGAGATTATGTATAAATCAGATTATGATGTACACAACGCTGTATTCGTAGACCATTTAGATAACTCACCACACGGACAGAGTTACACTAATTGGTATAATCAACAAACTGGCAATTCAGGTATTATTAAGACCACATCATCATACACCAAAGGTCCTATTATGTGTAGAGATTATAACGCAACAGTTGATATTAAACAAAGATGGCCACTGGTTGGTATCGGAGGGTTGAAAAGAGAAGTAATCCACGGTACAGCATGTATGCTACCAGATGGTAGGTGGGTGGAGATGCCAAGATGAAGAAGTTATTAATGTTCTTATTTTGTTCTATGATGTATTCCACGCTTGCCATTTCAGGCGAAAAGGTGTATCATAGTAAAATAAAGTCAATAAATCCAGAGATGGTTGACGGACAGTATTGCTATGTTAAAATTATTATTAAAGAAGTTGATGATACAATTATCAAAGAAGAAATTTTGGAGTGTGCTGACGGTAGAAATAAATTCGACAGTCCAGGTTATTGGGAGATGTTTGCCGAGTTTTACTACAGAGATGTCAATACGCCAGAATATTGCAGGTCTTATTCAAGGTCTGGCCATGCTTTTAAGTCGTTCGGAAAAGTATGTATGAACAAGAACGGTGAATGGGAGAGAAAATAATGATTAAGAACATTATAATTATCGCTCTGGTAATTACTGTAATTACTAAGTTAGGTATGAGTGCAGAAGATATTTTAAACTATCTTCAATCCACGCTTGACAAATTGCAAGAATTACTGTATTATATGAAAGAGAGGATATAAAATGAATAAATTGAAAATGGTAGGATTAGTAAGTGCATTGGCATTAATGAGTGCTTGTTCTTCTACAACCTATCAAATTAAGAACGAGAAATCAGATGTAGTTGATACTGTACCAAAATGGTACATGAGTAATATCAATGAAACTGAAGCTTGTAACTTAGATACAAACATTATCGGTATGGTAAAAGATAAAGATAAAGAAAGACAATGTATCTATGGTGTTGCAACAAGTGTATCACCAGACTTAAATCTTGCTATAGAGAAAGCAAAGATGTTGGCAAAAGCAGAAATGGCCGATATCATTATGGGTAAGATGAACAAAGAAAGTAAACAATTCATAACAGAACTTGGTAAAACAGAAACTAAAACAATTGTTTCTGAGGTAGAGAGTGTATTAGTTAACTCTATCAAAGATACACCAGTAAGAGGTTATGAAATCTTTGCTCAAGATGTGACCTTGACTAAAAAAGGTTATTACAGAGCATGGATTGGTTTAAGGTTGCCACTAGGTGAGTACAATAAAATGTACAACTATAACATTGAAATGGCTACCGATGCATACAACTTGAAAGCAAAAGCTTCAGATGCATTTAATAACTTAACAAAAGAGAAATCAAATGGCGATAGTAATATACAGTAAGCCTAATTGTACATTTTGTACAAAGGCAAAGTCTTTACTTAATAACCTTGGTCATTCATATGAAGAGAGGATGCTTGGTAAGGACTTTCAAACACCAGATGAAATGTTTGAGGAGATTGGTAAACAAGTAAGAACCATGCCTCAGATTATGATTGATGACAAGTTAATTGGTGGTTATAACCAGTTAGTCGAGTATTTTTCAGACAAAGGTAAAGTAAACTTTAAAGGTGAAAAAATTAATGAAGAATATGTGGCTAAAGGTGAACAAATAGATGAGTGATGATGGCAAGGTTGTCTTATTTCCGACCAATAGAATTAAGAATAAGGCTAATATTGGTACCACTAATCCTGAGCAACATGCTAGATTAGTAGAAAAACAAACCATGGAGTTTGTTGAGGCAACCACAGATGACATTGCTTACACATTGATTGATAAGTTTATTAATGCAGGTAT